TGCAATTGTATAGTATATCAATACCAACAACTTTTTCACCTAAACTTATATCATCAGTACCAGCACTTAATTCAAGTCCAAATTCTCTATCAACACCAGTTTCTCTAACTGGAGCAATTACAGTTGTTTCAGTTGCTATTTCACGACTTCCCCAAGTTTCACGTCCAGTTCTACCAACATCTCTAGTTCCTAAATTTAGTACTGGATCCAAAACCTCTCTTCCAGTCCAAGTTTGTTCATGTGAATTCCAGAAACTTGCTGCCATTCCACCATTTTCACCTTCAACACCAAGAAGACTTGCCATTCCATTAAATACAGAATCTATTCTTACGACATCTGGAGTTTCCAATGCAATTTCATCAATCCAGAAATCTGTAGCAGGTGTAATTTCAATAGTACCATTATATTGAACAATAAGAAATGGATTTAAATTTTCTACTCTTGTAGCATCTTGTTGATCAATAAATGCAACTTCATCATACTTTAGAGTTAATGCTGGACCATTTCTAGTAACATTTGAATCATCAAAATCTTGAACCCACCTATAATCAGCAGTTGTTGGTGCCAATTTAGATGATTTTGTTTCAAACATCAAAGCAACATTTCTTTCTGTTGATCTTGGTCTCAATTCTCCCTTTGTATTATCAATATCAAAATTAGACTCACCTGTCAAATTATGAGAACCATGATTTCTAAAGTTATCTACAAAGAAACCAGATTTAAATTTATCTAATCCTGTATTAGGATCCTTAATTGATAAATTCTTAGTATCAGTTTCAAGAAGAGAAAGTGTAGTATATTCCTCAAGATTTTTAATTCTATTTTCAAGACTACCAATATCTTTCATGGTAAATCTCTTATGAGGAACCATCTTTATATTAGAATCTCTAGTTGCATTAGTAACATAAGGTTCCATATAAATTGTAGCAACCTCAAATGCTTCATTATTTGGTAATGGTGCTTTTGGAGTTTCTGAAGGTTCTCCTTTCTTTAATTCAAATATACCAGCCTTTGTCAAATAAAGTCTATCAACTCTACCAAGATAGAAATTATAATCAATTTTAACAGTTTTATTTGAAACTAAACTCTCAGAAGATGACCCAGAGAAATTTCTTCTCCTAAATGAAAATGGTGAAAGAGTTTCTGTTGCAGATGGGGTATATGCATCTACTCTTGGTCTTAAATCAACATAATCAGTTACTTTTTGATCAAAAACAAATGGTATCTCTGTTGAATAATCTAAAGCATTATAACTGTTAATTGTTTCTATAGTTCCACTAGTTTCATCATTTGTAAAGTAATCAAATATAATTCTTAATTTCTTAGTAGGTTCTGAGAAATCTTTATTTCTTATAATTCTACCATAATCAACAAATTCTAATCTCTGACCTTTATCAAGTTTATAATTGTTTATGATATTTCTATCACCAATAATTAAAGAACTTATTTGTGCAATAATACCAGAAGTTTTAAGAGTTATATTTTCTCCAATTTCAAATGTTAGATCATTTTCATAAACAAACTCTAGTTTTTGACCTCCACTAATAGTTACAACACGAGCCAAAGCACCAGAATTATTTCCAAGTACTTGTTCACCTACAGTCACATTATTAGTAAATGTGCTTGTCTGTGTTGTTACTGTTAATGATGGAATTTGAGGATTAGCAGAGTCATTTGATTCAAATATACCCAATACCCTATGAATATCTGGTACATTTAAAGATATTTGTCTATCTTGAACTCTTGTCCCATATACACCACTATATGCTAATCCATCTCCAAATGTAGTAGATCCAATACCTGCACCTACATTTTTAGATCTATTGACAATAAGACTACTACATCTACTGATTGTTTTTTCTTTAGATGTAAGTTTTGTTCTCTTACATAATGCAGTCAATGTAAGATTTAAATTCTTTTTAGATAAACCAACAACATTTAAAGTAGTATAAGTTGCATTAAATGTTACTTGACTTCTTCTAACAACTTCTTTTTCTCCATTTGCCCATGTAAATGAATATTCAATCTCAGTATATGGTTCAAATACTAGATCAGTATCTCCGATATCAGATATATTGAAACTAAAGTTATTACCAGCAACATGGCTATTTGGTACGTTTTTAGTAATTTGCTTACGTGCAAAGTAATTACTCTTCAAAAGGTTTACAGAAGATACAAACTCATTCTGTATTGGAACTAGATAACCATCAAAATTACCTTGTTGTAGAGATGGTTCTACAATCTCTATACCTGTTGGACTACCACCAGTAAGAGCACCAACACATACTCCTGCAATAGTGTTAATTGCACTTACTGTAAATGAATCATCAGCAACAGTTTCAACTCTATTAAATGTTGGTAAGAGATTACTGGCAGCTTTATAACTTATAATATTCCCAGGTTCTATTAAAGATGTAAATGATGCAACTGCTGGTGCAGTAACTGTTGATATACCACCACCTGCTGCAGTAAATGAAAATTCAGTTCCTTCACTAACTATAGATCTCTTAGCATTAAGTGATAAATCTGCTGTAAAGTTTATTCCAACAGTTGCATCACTATACAATGACTTCGCATCTGTAAATTCATAATCTCTTGTTGCAGCAACATTTCTACCAACATTAATACCATTCACAAATAATGGTTCATTAATTTGGAATGACCCTTTAGTATCATATAATGTTAATGCTGTTCCATTTGTTACAGCATCCTTCACAAATCCACTAGAACCACTATATTGTCCTTCAACAAATGCATTAGCAAGAACAGTAATATTAGATCCTGTTGTAACTGTAGTGAATGTTTGAATATCAAACAGTCTTATATTATGCTTAACAGTAGATACACCAACATTAAATTTTTGATTGAAATCGTAAACTTTAGCATAACCAATAGTAGTTGCAGTACCAATAGTAGTATCACCAGTTATTCTATTATCGATTAAAGAAACTAAATCTGAAGACCCAAATCCAACTTGAGGAACACCAGTAACATTTTCGAGTTCTACTATATTACCTACATTGATTGGTAAGTACTGATTTTCCTTCTTCTTGGTCGTTCTAGGTTTAACTGCATCAAGAGAGGTAGTTCCTACTTTATCGATCTCATAACCCCTTACATACGCCTTTCCTGGGGATATCTGAACGGTATAGTTACCCTCATCTGGAGTATTACCATTTTGTGTTATTTCAGTATCTAAATATAATCCTCTATTGGAAATTCTATCATTCAAATTTTCCCTAATATCGATTCCAAATGGTTTGATATAATAGTCACCAGACTCTTCATATGTTCTTCTTGCTAATTCCTGCTCAAAAATATTTAAATCTGTAGTATCGACAAATTTTTCTATTTGACCATTTCTTACTCTGAGAAGTTCTATAAAATTCTCTTCATTTGCATTATTAATTGGTTTTTTTGTTAATGTAGTAGAAATACTAAATCTATCTGCTCCTGGTGCAGACTCATTAGAAAATCCTTTTGCATTATCATATAAATCAGAATTGGTAGTAGATGCAGTAATAATTTCTTCTTTAACTGTTAATCCAACTTTATATGATGGAGAATTTGTATACTGATCTAATATAACTGTCTCCTTTGATACATTTACAAAATAACCTCTTATAAAATAGATTCCATCATCAAGAGAAGCAGAACATCCAGTTTTTGTTGATCCAGTATCAATACATTTAGCAAAAGATTGATTTTGTTCTATAATTGGACTATAAGCAATATCTTCTAAAGTGATTAAATTTTCACCATCAGAAAATCCAGTTTCATTTGCTTGATTTCCTGAAGAAATATACTTAACATAAAGAGTATCAAATCCATCTTCCGATTGGGAATCAGTAATTCTATTAACAACTACCGCAGTTACACCAGAAGTTTCTCCTTTAATTTTTATATTATTATCTGCTAAGTAATTTGTATATTCTTTAACAGGAATATTAAGAAAGAATGGATTTATCCTTACAGCAGAATATTGATCATCATATGTAATTCCACCAGGAATTATAGGAGAACCCTCATTAAAGAAATATTGACCAAACTTTTCTATTTGATTTTGAAGAATAGACTGTAAAGTCGTTAATTCTCTAGACTGTACAGGTTGTCCAGGTTTAAATAAAACCTTTCTATAATTCCTACTCTCGTCAAAATCGTCAAAGTAAGGAGATATATTTAAATTGGTGTTCTGAGTCATTTCTTTAGAATTCTACTACGATTTTTACTTCTTCTTTTTGAGAGGTTGATCTTGTGATTGGTGCTCTGTTATCAACGTATATAACTTCACCAGAATGCTTTCTAACATCAGGATTTGCTATACCATCATTAAATGTTTGACCAAGTTCATAAATCTTTGTACCAACTGTTATTGTATTTTGAGCATCAAAATCAGTATCAACAACTAAAGCTGATCCAGAAAATGATCCATCACTACAAAGAACTGAGGTTTGAATACCAGCAAAATTTAATAATTTATTTCCTGCTGCACTTAGTGTTGTAAGTCCAACTGGTTGATAATATCTCAAAATACCAGTATCTTTATTCCAAGAAGCAACATAACCTATTGCTGTAGACCCAACACCAACTGTTTGTGTAATCTGAGCATTAATTGGGTAAATTGTACCCGTAGTTGTAGCACCTGCTCCAGCACTAGGATCTGGTTTTAACTTTAATGCACCCAAACTAGTACCAGTTTGCTCCTTAAATGATTCAACTTCACTAGTGTATATAGTTGGATTCTTAACAATTCCTACACGAGAGAAAGTGTTTCCAGTAACATAATCAGAATCTACATCATACTTGGAATATACCATTACTCGATATCCACCAAGTTCTCTATAGACATCATCACCATGACCACCTTGTGGTGGAACAATAACTTCAAATTCAGCTCCAGAACCAGTTCCAGAAGCAAGATCACTAAGTAAAACTGATTCAAATTGTATAAATGCCTTTGTATAACCAGAACCATTTGCAGTTACTGTTACAGTATCCACTTCTCCACCATTTATAGTAACAGAAACAAATCCACCAGTCCCATCTCCATATATTGGAACATTCGTAATTGTTCCAGTAGTTGCATTACCTGCAGTAAGTTTATATGAAGATCCTCTTGCCTTAATAATAGCAGTTTGAATTGCTCCATCTACAGCAGCATTTTTTACAGTTGCAGTATTTGAATCTCCCCAATTCTTTGGTAAAGGAAGATAAGTATCTGTAGAAAACTTAACTACATCTGCTGGAGAAATAGTAAAGAGATATTTCCAAAGATAACCATCAGATCCAGTACCTGCTACTTGTGGAGTAGTATTTACAAAATTTGGTTCTGCAAGTGATTTTTGTCCTTTAGGAAATTCTGGATTTGCACCATTATTAAGACAAGCATAAACTTTATATTCCGAATTTACAACAATAAATTTTGCACTATATAATGATTTTGCACTTGTTTGTGCCGCTTCATTGTCAATAGAATAATTATTTTTATACATGTCATAGGTAAGACCCAATTGCCAGTTATTCCTCTTTATTACTCTGACAACATCCTCAGAAGAAACTTTTTTCAAGAATAACATACTATCATGATAAAGATTTTCTTCTTTAAAAGAATCTTTAGGTGCAGGGGGATCACTTGACCAGGTATTATCACCATAATCACCAATTTGAGTATTGGTTGGATTAGGATGACCTAGAAAAGTGTAGTAATAATTCGTCGTTGTACCAATTCCAGTAAAACTTTGAGTAAAAGTTTCAGCATTTAATATTCTAAATTGGTCAGTGATTATAGCTGGCATTGCTGTAGTTTTTTGATTATTTATACTATATGATTAAGAGTTAATAAGATGACCTCAATTGAGATATCCTAGAAACATGAGCAGAGGTTTCGATACCTACTGTACCATTCCGATTAAAGAACTCAAATGCATGAGAACTTGTCGTTCTTGTAACGTCAATTGCTCCCCAACTGTAACTTGCATATCTTTCAACACTACTTGGTAAAGTAGATGTTATTATTCCAGATACATCTTTTACATTGGTATATACACGAAGGATCGAAGATCCAACAGAAACATAATGATTTGCATAGAAAACATTATCTATAAATGCAGTTCCAATAGCAACTGTAGTACTTGTGTTTATACCAAGAGAAGTTACACCAGTACCTATTATGGAATCCTTTAGAACAAAGTAATCTCCAGTAGTTATACCAGATCTTCCCTTTCCACTAAGATTAATAATATTTGAATGAGGTTTAAGATCCAAAATTAAAGATCCACAAGCAGTAGAACCGATACCAGTAGCACTGGTTCCTATGCCTACGATTATTCCATAATCTCCAGTATATGTAACATTTTGAATATCTTCAGTAACTGCTGTAGTTCCAAGACCTACTATTCTAATATTATTTCTTGTTCCTGAAGTATCATCAATATCTTTAAATATTGGATATGTATTTTCAAGATAAAGTTTAGTATCAGTAGCAGAAACAGATTTAATAATATGACTTGTAGGATAGAACTGTGCTGTTAAATAATTTCTATTTTTAGTTATTCTTGCTCCATCAATAATAACATCTTCAGTTTGTTTTCTCCAATCAACTGGTCTCTTAACAGTAGAATCTGTAATAATACCAACACCAGAATATGTTTGTGTCTCCACGGTATCAGCAGAAATCAATTCATAAACAATTCTTGGATCTTGTCCAGAAACATTATCCCAAGGTTGCAATCTAAGAACATCTCCTGGTTTTATTGTTTGATCAACGTCAATAGCAATAAAATCATCATCTGAACCGACATACAAATACATTTTGCAAGAACTACCTGCTCTTGGTGCTTCTAAGAAGTTTATTCTAGTACCACCAGTAAATTCATAATCTATATTTGGTCTTTGTAGAACATCATTGATAAAAATAAACAAATTATTTGCTAAAGTAATACCAGAACCTTCTCTAGCAACAATACTGTAATAATCTTTCTCATTTGTTGTTCTAGTGAATAAGAATGATTTTCTATAATCATTAAAGAGGTTACTGAAATCATCTAATTCTAACAAATGTCCAAATGACCATCCAGCAAATTTATCTTGATATCTACTTGTTATTGTTACTGTAAATGGAAGTGTACTAACTCCAGCAGTATATGGTAACTGATCTAATGATAATATATCACCAACAGAATAACCTTTTCCACGATTAGTCATATCAAATGCTATTACACTACCACCAGTACCAACAACAACATCCATTGCAGCACCAGTTCCTGAACCACCAGTTAGAGCTAAATCTTTATATGGGTGTGGAGGATCAATTGTAATAGTAGGAAGATCTGCCGTTGTATACCCAGTTCCTGGATTAGATAATGTCAATGCTGTTACTATTCCTGCTGTTACTGAAGCAGTAACTACAGCATCGATTCCACCACCAACTCCAATATTAAGAGTAATGGTATTGTCAGTATATGCAGTAATATTAGTTGCTATTCCTGCAACAGGATCAGTAGTACGTGGATATGTATGATCTGTTGCATAGTTATCTCTAGAACATCTAAATGTCAAGGAATTATTATCAATAGAAACTGTATTAGCAGTTGTTAATCCATGACCATTGATTGTTAATGTTAAAACTCCTGTTTGTGAATTATAATCAGCACCAGTTGGTGTTAATTGAGGACCACTAGTTACATTTACTGAATTATTAGCAGATCCTATAAATGTATGATCAAAATGTCTATCAGTAGTTCCTATAGAAACTCTTGGAGTTCTTATATAACCTTGTCCACCAGTTACCAATCCAACTGATGTAATTGTACCTGCTGCAGATACAGTAATATTTGCGACTGCTCCATAAGGTGCTTGGAAATTCTTTCCAGTAGTAACATCAAATTCATTAATTCTACCACCTTTTGGATAATTAGTACTATCTCCAACAGAAACATTACCTTCATTATTGAATGATCCAGTAAATGTTATAGTTTCTCCAGCACCGACAATTTGATAATCAGATTTTGAAATTGATCCAACATCACCATAAAATGGTTTTTGGAATATATTATTAATTAAAACAGCACCATAAGATGTTTTAATTCCAGCAATACCTGTTACAGTTTGTCCATTACTAGTAAGATTATATGTTTGTCCTATTCCTGTAAACTGTTCAGAAATATCATCAAATATAAAGTTGTTATCATATTTTAATCTATAGAATAATCTTCCACTAAAGGATGAAGTTGTAACCAAAGTACCTATTCCTGCTGGACCATAAGGTGCTTCAGAGAAATGTATTTTACCATTATCAATTCTATAATCTCCTGAAAGGGCAGTTACAGAGGCACCAACCGTATGTGCAGCAGCAACAGTACCCATGAATCCCCTAATTACATTCAGAGTGTTTGTAGCACCTACACCTACCAAGTTTACCTTGATAATCTCATCTCCTATCTTAAGTAAAGATTTACCCTCAATTGAAGAAGGATCAACTACCCTAATCACAGTCGTACCAATACCAACATTTGTTGATAATCCAACAGGAAGAATTTTTCTTGCTATTGGACTTTGTATCATATTATCAATACTAATCATACTTCTATTTGTTGCCGCTTCAGTTTCTACTGCAAGAGTATGATTAGTTCCAACACCTGTAACATTAGTGAAAGTAACTCCTATAGAAGCAGCAGCATTAGATGTACTTATTGCTACCTTAATTTTATCCTTAGTAAGTCTAATTGGATATACATTTAATGGAAGAATGTTAGTATTACCGATTCCAGCAACATTAGTTGTTACAATTCCAATTGCAGTATTACCTACACCAGAATAGTGTAATCTTTCTCCAGTATGGAATTCATGATCATTAATAGTAATTTCTTGGTTATTTGATGTATTAATACCAGTTGCAGGATTAAATGCTTTAATGAATGCAGTTTCACCACCAGAATATAGTGAGAATGTAGTCATTCCAACTATTTGTCCACCAACTATTGCAGAATATCCTCTTACGTCTACAGTAAATGTAGTTGCATTAGTTTTAGTAATTGGTAACTTACCATTACTTAAAGCAGCATTTGAAGTTGATGCAGGGTCAGTAGATCTTGGATATAGATGTTCAGTTTGATGAGCATCCTTATCGCAAGTAAATGTTAAAGTTTTATCAGCAATTGTAATTTTATCTCCAGTATTAAGTCCATGATTCGTAGTAGTAACTATAGTTAATATACCACTTTGAGGATTATATGCAGTACCAGTAGTTGCTGCAAGTCCAGCACCAGTACTAACCTTAGTAATTGCACCAGTAGTTAAAGCAAGTTCATCTCTAACAAATATATGAGTTCCAGTAAATGTAGAAGTTTTACCAGTAAATTGATCGCTAATATCATCAAGCATCAAAACTTTATTAGTTACAGACTCATTATAATCAGTAATAATCGATGAATCGAAACTAATAATTTTAGATAATTCTCTAGTAGTCGTATCTTCTGTTGCAAAATCATACTGAGTATCATTCCAAACAGATGCTTCATTATCAACACTTACATCAATTTCTACAAAGGTATTTGCAGTAATGATTCCCACATTTTCTGTAGTAGCAACTTCATAATCTGCAAATTTCTTATATCCAGATATATGTGCTAAACTTCCTATTGGTTCTTTCCAAGTTTGATATGGTACTTGTCCTTTTATAGCATATGAGAATCTTTGATAATAATCATTATCATGTAATCTCTGACTATCAAGATTTAATTTTCCTTTATCAGTTTCCCAATTTATATCTTTATGTGCTATTGCACCAACAGTTAAATTTACATCAAATTCATAAGTTGTCTCAACAGTAGATTTAATTCTTGCTGCAGATCCAATAATTTGTACATTTGGGATAAAATCTCCTCTTACATTCTTAAGTTTCAAAATTTGAGAATCTGGATCCCATCCTTTCTGTGCCACTATACCAGATGAAGATCCTTGAGTAATCTTTTCACCTTCAATGAATGTAACTCTTTCAAAATCTGGAGTAAATGTTGCTAAATCTGTTTTCTTTACTACTCTACCAAAATTATTAACAGGGTCATAAGTTCCTCCAGTAGATCCAATACCAGTGATATTATATGATATACTTTCTGTTCCAGCAATTGTATTAATTCCAGTAACAGTAAAATATTTGTAATTAAAATCACTAGAATTGTAACCATCACCAGTAGATGATAATATTTTTACATTTTCAACAAAAATTTCATCACTTATAGCAAATGGAAAAGGATTTGCTGTATTAAATCCAACAACAGGTGCTCTTAATCTTAAAGTATTAACTTGATTCCCAGTAACTGTTGCAGAAGTTGCTTCAACAACACCAACACCATTAGAATTTACTGTTGGTATAATTTTTAATGTATCAGCAAAACCACTATCATTAGTAATAATTTCTACCTTATCTACTGAATTACCAAGTAATGTTGTTTTAGTTGATAATGTACTATTACCAATTGCAACTACTCTTGGTGCGATTGTATAATTTTGTCCAGCTGTAGAAACTCCAATTCCTTTTAAAGTGTAAGTATCCTTTAATTTGAGTATTGTATAAGAATCTGCTTGTGGTGCTAAAGTCTTATTATTCGTAAGTTCCAAACCTTGATCTACTACATCTAGACCAGTAATTTCCCCAACATCTTCAGATTCTACTGTTAAAACTGCTCCAGATCCTGTAGTAGATGCTATTGAAGTTATAATTGGTAATACATTTAATTTTCCACCATCAAAGACTTTAACTTTATAAATTCCACCACTTATACTAGTAGAATCCGAATGATAAAATGCAGTACTAAATCCAGTTCCACTATATGATGTAGTTTCTGCAGTTCCAGCTATAACAAAATTTACTGTTGTACTTGCAACTCCAGCAATCTTATGTTTTTTGTTAAATTTACTTTCTACAATTTCAATTTTAGGTTCAATTGTAGTTTCCGTATATATTGATGATGGATATGTATTAGTGTAATTTCCATCAACTCCTTCAACTCTATAATATAATTCTGAAGGAAAACTATCATCAACAGAAATTGAAATTTTTGAATCTGGATTAGAATCTCCAAAACTTCCTTCAGTTGTAATACCTGCAGAGATAAATCTTGACCTATATGTATTATCAGTATAGAAATTAATTATATAATCATTTAAACTTGGATCTGAAACACCAATTGCTACAGTATTTCCTCTATAGAAAGTAAGTTTTGGATGTATTTTTTCTAATTTATGAGTACCAGTTCCAGTTGAAGTAAATCCAATGAAATTGTATGGAAATGCTTGTTTTGAATCATAAGAATTACTTGCAAGTTTTATAACATCATCAGATAATTTGATAACATGATATACTCCATTATTAACCAATGGATCTAAAAGATCTGCAGGAACAGAACCATTATAAACTACAACATCACCAGTTTCAAATCCATGATTAGTTATTTTAATTTCAGATATAGTTGCACCAGCACTAACAACAGAATGAGCAAACGATTTTTCATCAACAGTTAACCTATTAGTGATATTATTGTATTTTGCTTTATAATTTTGAGTTTTACTTGGAGTAATTTTTAAATTAAAATTATCTCCAGATTTCAATGAATGTTGTCCATTTAAAATAGCAGTTGCAAGAGTTTTTGTAGAATTTCCTGTAACTTCATCAACAATTGTCTCAAATCTATGTCTACTTCCTGTAGTAGCATTAGTAAAATAAACTAATGTAGATGTAACTACTCCAGCCTTTGTAGTAGATATACCAATATAATCATTACTTAATTTAATGCAGTATAAAGGATTTTTTGAAGATAAATTATATACTCCTGTTAATGCAGCAACATTGGATGTCTTAATAAAACCACCATTAGGATCTGGAATTAATTTAAGTCTATCTCCAGTATTGAATTGATGTCCAGGAAGATAAATTGAACGAGGATCTGAACTGTTTATTATTGGATTAGATCCAGCATAACCTACAATTATATTATTTGCAGTACTACCTATACCAACAGATGATTGATATGGGATTCCATTATATGTTATTGTAGATGCATCCAAATACCTTACTTTTTTAGTTTGTAAGTTTTTATTTTCTAATTTTTGATCAACATTAAATGTAAAGATTTTTGGTCTAACTACAACTTCAGTATCAACATTATGTGCTGATTGCACACCATTATATTTTCTAATAACATTATACTTATTATTCCAAACATCTTTAGAGGTTATCAACATTTCTTCATTTCCAATTTTTATAATATCATCAACTGCAAATTTATCACTAACTGTAGTATCATACATTCTAATAGATGTATTAATTCCAGTTGCAGTAGTACTACCAATAGCAACAGATAACTTAGAAGTAACGGTAGTTACACCAATTATTCTATCACCTTCAATATTCTTGTATAATGAAGAAGAAATTCCACTTATTTCAATTATATCTCCATTAATATAATCATGAGGAACAGTACTAAATGCAGTTACAGTACTATCTTTAAATCCAAATGCTAATTTACTTTGAACTATTTCACTAGTTCCAACAGATATAACTGTTTTACCAAGAACTTCACTCACAGAAGCACTTATATTAGAACCTGTTGGGAAGTTTATATTATCACCTACGTTATAAAGTTCTCCAGATGATAAAACAGATATACTTGTGATTCCAGATTGTTTTGATCCATTTATTTGTAAAGATACTTTCGATTGTAAACTATCAGAGAGGAAAGGATAATCTCTATATGGTTCATTTAATCCTAATGGAGTAATATTTCTTGTATAAACTCCACTATTGATAACTTTATCTGATTGATTATTAAAAATACTATAATTAAAGGAATCTGTTGCATTTCTATGTTTAAAAGTTAAATATGGAAATACTGGATCCCAAGATGGTGTAGCACCAGAACTATCTACAGGTGTAAAATATGCATATGTTCCTTTTGGAAAATCACTATTAACAATATATCTACCATTAAATTCATCTAAATCGCCCTTTCCATTATAAACATAATCCTGTATAAAATCTCCAGAACCAAAACTAGATGGTCTAAGATCAACACTAACTATTGGATTCAACTCATAACTAGATTTTAACCTTTTTATCCCACCAGTACCACTAGAATCAGGTATTGGTTTTGCATTTCCAACAGATCCATAAATTGGATTGCCATCATATGCCCAACCAATAATTGGAGAATGTGCAGCACCTGGTTCACTTACATCTAATTCAGCAAAAGTTGAACTATTTAAATTATCTCCAAGTATTTTTCGTACTTGTTTTGGTGCATAGAAAGAGCAAATTTTATTTCCTTTCGATTTTAATTCAGAAGAAATTTGTACAGTATCTTTATAAAGATCTTTATTAGTTCCAGTTAATAACCAATCATATCTTTGAACATTATTAAATTGCCATTGATAAATTTCGGCACTTAATGAACATTTACTACCAAAAGGTGTTACTGTAATTGAAGTTGGACTAATAGCAGAAGTAATTCCAACATACCCTCTTCCCTTATTAATAACTTCAACAGAAGTTATAATACCATTAGTAACATTTGCTCTTATTTTACCAAATCTACCTTTTCCATTAATTGATAATATTGGTGCAGTAGTATATTCACTACCTCCATTCAATATAGCAACATCTTCAATTTCTCCAGTAGCACTCACAATTGGTTGCAATTCTGCATCTTTTCCTGTTACTAAACTAACAATTGGTTTTCTAATAAAATTAACAATATTTGTAACACCATATCCAACTCCTCCAGATTTAAGAAAAATGTTATCAATTTTTCCTTTAACAAGTGCTTCTGCTGTTGCAGTATAATATGATGGCAATACTGTACTACCTAAACCAACAGGTCCACTAATATTAACAGTAATATCAGGATAATTGAAAGTATGGGTTCCAGAACCAATACTAGTCAAATCAACATAAACTTTATTACCATAATCAGTAATACTATTACTCAATCTAAAATTATTTTCATCTAATACTGTAACAATATAATTAGATGTATCTGTCAATCCACCTATTACACTATTTGATGTTGAATATTTAATTTTATCCGAATTTTTAAAATTATGCTTCTTAGCATATATGGAATTATTATGAGTATCAATACCAACAAAAGTTTTAAATATATCCTTTCTATCAGCAGGTGGATATTGTTGAGAATCAACTAGAACTTTATTATTTGAATAACCATGTCCAGAATTCAAAATAGTAATATCTGCAATTATATTTCTACCTTTTGTAGACTTAAACGTATGAGTACCATTTCCATAAGCAAGAAAATCAATCGCTGATGATGCTGCTCCAACTAATGCCTTTTCTTTAGTTGAATAAATTCTAAATGCTGTAGTATCACCAGGATATTGTGAGATATAATATGTTCCACCACTTGATAGTAATGTTGTAGTAATTCCAATATTAGTTGCTCCAACACCTATTGGAGTTCCAGTTGCAGTGTAAGTTACTTCTTCCCCTTGAAGGAATTTATGATTATCGTCTAATGTTATTTTGTTTAATGTAAGATCTACCTTAAAATCATTAAAAGATACAGAATGATCATATCCTTGCATTTTTGCTTGACATTCTGCTCCAGATCCATTTCCACCAGTAATACTAACTGAAGGAGTTGCAATATAATCAAATCCTCTAGTTCTAAGAACTATTTCATGAATTGAACCATCTCCAATTTGTGCATTAGCAACTGCAGAACTACCATATGAATCCGCAATTGCAACGTTTGGAGGACTAGTTACACTATAATTACTTCCACCATCTAAAACTATAATTTTATTAAGTTGTCCATAATATACAGAATCATTTGATATTGGAGAATGCAATTCAACTCCATCTAAACCAACTCCAATTGGACCAATAATATTAGTATTATCTTCATTATTTTTTGGAGTTTTATAAATCCTTCTAAAATTATCTTGATTTTTTAATACTCTATCTGCATCACCAACTGGTATTGATGGTGTAATTTTATGAGTATCCGTACCAGATCCACTTATTGCTATAGTATTGCCAAGATATAAATTTTGGGGATTTAAAGATAATCTTATATTATTGACATCAACAACATTAACATAATATGTTCCAGTTGTTATGCCAGTTACTTTGCTATCATTTGTTAATGGTTGATAATGTATCTTTTCTCCATTTAAAAATTGATGAGAATTTATGTTGATAGTACTTCCTACAACTTCATTTGATTCAAAAGTTACTGATCTATCTGTAGTTTGTATAGCACTATCTGAAGGATATCCAGAAAATGCAACATAACTATTACCTTCAGAATCAACAAATGTATTTTGTATTCCAGAAATTAACTCTTCTACTCCAAGATTTGTAGAAGAAAAAGATAATCTTCTTTTAACAACATAATCTAATGTCGAAAAACTAAAACCAGCACCTATTGTAAAATTATTATCATTTATGATATTCTTAATTTCAACATCAGAATGTATAAGTTGTCTATTATCCTTTCTTATAAAATCAACTCTATCAAATTTCTTTAAAAAATGCTTATCTTTTGTTTCTATGTTACTTCCTGATATAACTTTTACATCAGTATAAGTGACATTGTTATGAAACCAATTATTAGATCTTTTTTCAGAATATGGTACTTTATCTCCTAAATGCTTTAAATTTAAATCATCTCCCTTAGTAAAATACTTTGTTTTACTAATATCACTAGGATTTGCACCATTAACAACACCAACTGGTCTCATTTTACAGACTTTAGTTGAATCATTATTTTCCCAACCATATACAAAATTATCATCAATTATTGAAGTAGACTCACTTAAAGTTGTATTAATACTACATCCAAAAAATTGATTATGAGATTTAGAAGTATATGATGCAGATGTATAAACACCTAAAGTATTCTGATATAGAAAACTACCACTAGTACCAAATCCAATTGTAGAATCTACAGTAACTACTGAAGATGTAGATGCTGTACCAATAACTTTTGTTTTATTATTTACTTTAAACTCATGAGACATAGTTCCATGACTCATTGAGATCTTATAATATTTCTTATTACCTAAAAATATTTCTTCTACATTAGAAATTGCTCCTGTAGCAGTTGGAGAAGTAAATGAACTTTCAAATAAAGTAGTTTCTTTTAAATTTACAGGATTTCCCTCCAATGCTTCTACTATAATTTGATCAGCAACTATCCAATTTGCATCAGAAGATGTGATGGTATTATTGAAAGGTTTTACAATTTCAACATTTTTTCCAAATAATACTTTAAATAAAATTTCAAGTGAAGTATTGGTTCCCTTTGAAATATAAAAATCCTTTGCTCTCGATAGTACATTATCAACAGAAACAGTAGGATGAAGATCCCTTTTCTCTACACCAGGAAGATATTGTGCTTTAAATTTCTCATAAAATTTAAGTAAAAATAAATGACTTAAATTTGAAACTACTGCTTCAGAAGCATGTTCATCTGCTTCTGTTGTACTAAAAGTTAAATATTCTGGATTATTATTCTTTTCTAGTGAAGAAATTCCACTAAATCCACGAACACAACCAGTAAAAGAAGTTGCTGTTTTTCCTGTATATGTGATAATTTCATTATCAATTTTAATTATACCATAACTATTAGGAAATCCACCAGTATTTGTCACATCAATAGTTCTACTTGATGCTAAAATTGCAGAAGTTAATTTTATTGGATTTAATGTCTGTAAAACAACAGTATTCAGAGCAGAAAAACTCTTTATATTCTTATTATCTGCAACATTTTCTGCAAGATCTATTGTCCCATATTCATGTTCTTCTGAAATATAATATTGTTCTAAAAACTCTTTAAATAAAGGGTTATCACCTTGTATAAAATCTGGAATCTGACTTTCCAGAAGATGCGAAACTTTTACTTTTGTATCTGACATTTCTTATCTGGTATACCTTTTATTACTAATGAAACTTGAAGATGGTGTATATGAAGTTCCTGATCGATTGGAACCAGAGGAAACTAAATCCTCCTGTAAAGTTAATTTACTTCCACTAGTAGTATCTAGCACAATATAAAGATTCTCTTTTGCAACAATATCATTTGATTCAGGAGTAATCTCAAGTTGTATTTTATTTTCTACAGTACTAGATGTAATAGTAACAGCATATAATATAACTTCACCTTTTACATAATCAACAGTACCAGCATTATCATTAATAAACTTAGGTTCACCATTAACTAATTGGAAAAATCTTACTTTTCCTGTTAATCCATCAGGATCTGGTAAATCTGTTAGATAAACATCTCCATCAATGTTACTTATCCTGAATGGTGATGACCTTATGTTAAATCCTTCCAAATCTGCATGGAATTGGTTAGCATAACATAATTCATAATTTGCAAGTTGGTTATAAGCAGGACTTAAATCCCTTCTCATTGAAACAACAGTAATATTAGAAGTAATTGCACTATCAACTTTATCAATTATGGATAATAATTTACTATACTTTATTCTTCCACCAAATGAGTTTATATCAGATGATGTTGCATATGTTGATATTGCTTTAAGTATTCTGGAAGATAATTCCTCTTTAGAGGTAACAAATCCAGGATTATATGAAACTGTGCAGTCATATTCAACATAGAGATACTTTAAATCAACAAACTCTTGCATAATTCCTGCAACAGTGTATTTTTTAAGTCCATTTTTGATACTTGTTTTAGTAGTATCTGATAAAAGTTCTCCTGTTTTTGGTTTAATTGTAATAAAAACCTTTCCATATTGTGGTGGATCTAATTCTTCTCCACCATATGCAGTAACAGATTCAATATTTGGATATATTGAAGGTACTAAACTAGTGTAATCATTTGCTGTAACTGCCCTAAATTGGGACGCATAAACCCTTGGAGCAAGATACTTAACATTGTCAAGGGATTCTATGTTATCACCATTCTGAGACGATTGTGAAGTGGTTAAAAGAGATATACCTTGAGTAACTGTAGTGTCAATTAAACTATCTCCACTTCTTATAGGATATGTTAAGTTACCTGCAAAGTTAAAAACATTCGCTCCATTACCATCCTTACCATTTGTAGTAATATAAGTTACAGTAATTGTGCTTCCATTTGGTGGTTTTTTACCTAAAACACCATCACCAAATAGAATTTGATATCTTTCATCTTCAATTTCTTGTATTAGGAATAATCTAGACTCTGCATTAACATTAAAAATATTTTCATAAGGATTATATACTTCTACAGTACCTGTAGATCCATCTGTCACACTAACTCTAATACTAGTTGTATCGATATTTGCATTAGGTAGAATATATTTTGCATCAACTTGAGCATGATTTACCGTAAATTGTTTGGTTAAGTAATTTCCTTCGTAAATATCCAGATTTGAGAAGGTTGCAATGCCACTTTCATTAGGAGTAACAGTGACTTTATCAGGAATTGAGAAAATATAAGTACCATTTGTTACTTGTCCCACGGCAACAACACCTGGGGCCAGAACAACAGACCTTACTCCGCTACTTATAGAACTTAAATCTACCGTAAAATTTATAGTTGCAACTGCAGATCTCTTTGATCGTGGGACATATCCAATGTTTCTTGCTAATGATACGACATTTTCTCTTACAGTAGCACTGTCAATGAATGACTCATTAACTGCCATATTCGTATTATAAGCAGTAATGTAAGAATTATATGCAAGATTATCAATTAGAACCGAGAAATTCGATCCTTCAAAGTCAAAATCAGTGAAATTGGAGTTAGATCGCAGATAATCTTTTATCTGAGTCCGTAAATCGTTGAAATCTAAATTTGTAAACTGATTAAATGACATTTTATACCTTATACCCTAGTCGGTTGTAGTAGAAACTCTATATTTTGTTGTGGAAATGGCAAACCTACGATTTTATATGAGACCTTTATCTCTAAAGCGTTTGAATCTTGATTCGTTATAATGTTAATATCACTTAAATCGATTCTAGGTTCAAAGTTTTTTAATAATGCTTCTATTTCACGTTCTAAAACATCCCCAATTCCACTATCTATAAGTTCAAAAAGAGAATTATCAACAGATGTACCAATCAATTCATTAAAAAATCGCTCATTAAACTTAGTTCTGCATAAATTTATGACAGATTTCTTAATTGCGTCTTGATTTGTAAGTACAGTTACGTCATTTGTAACTGGATGTCTAGAAAAAGACAAACTAATGTCCTTAAATGCTCTAGAAATTTTAACGGCCATTCAAAAATAGGTATAACCCACACTATATGTATATCGGTTTTACAAAGTTTTATATTTTAGGCATAAAAAAAGTGGTATTTAAACCACTTTTCTAACTCTTAGGTCTGAAGGGACGAAACCTTCTGCTTGTAGTGCGTCTAAACGCTTCGTGGCCTCATCTTTAGTCATGTTAGCACCAACTATATCCCAACCTTGCGTAAAGAACTGTTCTACGTTGTAAAGTTGCTCCTTTTCCATGTTACCTCCCTTGACCCCTATAACGTTTTTTTGCCTTGTTTGAGGCGGTTGAAGCATATTTAGTATGCTTACCTCGACCTTGATAGGTCTTCTTTGGTTTTGTTTCTATCTGAACTTCTCCAGATAAACTTCTCATGCCCATAGTTTTTTCTCCGTTTTTTTATCTTTAGCGGCCGTGTTTTTAACGGCCCGATTTTTATAAGGTATAAGACCTCTTAGATTACCCGTGTCTTCTCGTGTCCCACTCGAATCTTCGGATCACACCAGATCTCGAAACCTGCTTCAATAGCATCTAGACAGAACGAGACATCCTCGCCACACATATCTTGAACCTCACCAGATTCAAAGACTTGCATCT